AGGGTAATTTTGTCCAGTTACCAACAGATGATTGGCAAAACGAAGAAGAATCTGTTAAGGTGCGGGCATATTATTGACGGAGGGCCTTATGGCTATTGGCGGATTAATGGATACGAGCAACGTTCCGAGTCAGTTGGACGACGCTGATTTACGCGCGGAGATAGAGTTAGAGATACCTGACTCTGGCAGCGAGCCGCTGTTCACGGACCTTGGGGATGAGATTGAGATCATTGAGGAGGAGAACGGGGACGTTACTGTAGACTTTGATCCCAGTGCGACTTTGGATGACATGGAGGGTGGTTTTGGCGATAACTTGGCTGAGTATCTTTCTGACCAAGAGCTTGCGCGCATTTCCAGTGATTTATCTAGTGAGTTTGACAGTAACAAGGCGTCTCGTCAGGAGTGGGAAGATACTTATTCCAATGGCTTAGAGTTGTTAGGGTTCAGTTATTCTGAGCGCAGCCAGCCGTTTCGCGGTGCGAGTGGCGTTACGCATCCTTTGTTAGCCGAGGCTGCTACTCAGTTTCAGGCGCAGGCTTTTAATGAGTTATTACCTTCTTCGGGTCCCGTCCGGACGGCGGTTATGGGTGCTGACAACCGTGAAAAGGCTGCACAAGCGCAGCGTGTTCGACAGTTTATGAACTATTATCTGACTAATGTTATGGAGGATTACACTCCTGACATGGATCAGATGTTATTTTATTTACCGTTAGCGGGGAGTACGTTTAAGAAGGTTTACTTTGACGAGGCTATGGGTCGGATTGTTAGTAAGTTTGTGCCTGCGGAGCATTTAGTTGTACCTTATGAGACTTCTGATTTAGATACTTGTCCAAATATTACTCAGGTTGTCCGAATGGGTTTGAACGATTTGCGCAAAATGCAGGTCGGTGGGTTTTATTTGGACATTCCAGTTAGTCCGGTTCAGCATGATTCGGACTCTGTTGGGACTGAAATGGACCGTATTAACGGCATGGAGAGTTCTCAGATCGATTATGACTGCACTTTGTTGGAGTGTCATGTTGATTTGGACTTAGAGGGTTACGAGGACCGCGACGCGGAAGACGAGCCCACTGGTATCAAGCTTCCGTACATTGTTACGATTTCTCAGGACAACGGTCAGGTTTTGTCTGTCCGCCGCAACTATTTAGAGGACGATGAGCGTCGTAAGAAGATACAATACTTTGTGCATTACAAGTTTTTGCCGGGGTTTGGTTTTTACGGACTTGGTTTGATTCATACTATTGGTGGTTTGTCGCGCACAGCTACATCGTCACTTCGTCAGTTGATTGACGCTGGTACGTTGTCTAATCTTCCAGCGGGTTTCAAGGCCCGCGGCCTACGGATCAGGGATGACGACGAGCCTTTACAGCCGGGTGAGTTTAGGGATGTTGACGCTCCGGGCGGTGCTATTCGTGACAGTTTGATGCCTTTGCCTTTCAAGGGTCCGGATCAGACGTTGTTCCAGTTGTTGGGTTTTGTTGTACAGGCTGGTCAGCGGTTCGCTACTATTACTGACATGAAGGTTGGCGAGGGGGACCAGAACGCGGCCGTCGGAACTACGATTGCGATGTTGGAGCAGGGTTCTCGTGTAATGAGTGCTGTTCACAAGCGTCTTCATTATGCGATGCGTCAGGAGTTTAAGATTTTGGCTCGTGTGATGAGCGAGACTTTACCTGCGGAGTATCCTTATACTGTTGAGGGAGCGGATCAGACGGTTATGGCGTCGGACTTTGACGACCGTGTGGATGTAATTCCTATCTCCAATCCGAACTCGTTCAGTCAATCTCAGCGAATTTTGTTGGCTCAGACGAAGTTGCAGTTAGCTACGCAGGCTCCTGACATGCACAACATGCACGAGGTTTTCCGGGACATGTATGAGGCTTTGGGTGTTACGGACGTTGACCGTTTGATGAAGGCGGTTCCGGAGGAGGAGTCAGTTCCTTTGGACCCTGCGCAGGAGAACATCAACGCGCTCGACAACATGAAGTTAGAGGCGTTTTCTGGTCAGAATCACCAAGCGCACATCATGGCTCACTTGGTGTTTGGCGCTAGTCCGATGGTTGGTCAGTTACCTCCGGTTGCTATGTCTATGCAGAAGCACATTATGGAGCACGTTAAGATTGGCGCGGAGGAGCAGGCGATGTCTCAGATGCAGCAATCTGGTCCGATGCCCGCGGAACAACAGGAGTTGCAGTATCAGATGATGGTTGCGCAGTTTGTTGCGGAGGGTATGCAGCAGGCCAAACAGCTTTCGGCACAAGTCTCTGGTCAGGGCCCCGATCCTTTGGTACAGTTGAAGGAGAAAGAGTTGGAGATCAAGTCTCAGGCGGAGCAGGCGGATTCTCAGATCGATCAGGCGAAGTTGCAGCTTGACGCTCAGAATCAGCAGATGCGCGGCGAGCAGTTCCAGCAGCGTCTGGCGAGCCAAGAGGCTCAGACGGACAAACGGATTGAGAGTGCTATGCAACGCGAGTTGTTAAAACAGAGAGGACAAGACAATGGCCGCGGGTAATAAAATACCAAAAATAACCGATTTTGATACGCTTCAAGCGTATGTTGATGCGACTTTGGCTATGGACGGACCTCCTAAAAGCATGGGTAAGGTAGGTCCGGGTATGCCGAAAAGAATGCAGAAGGGACAAAAAACGGCCCCGGGTATGCGGAAACCTCCACAGAAAGGACAGAATAATGGCTAAAGTAAAGGTAAACGGTTCAGCACCGGGTCCCGCTCCAAAAGCGGTTCCTTACGCAGATATTAAGGGTCAAGGTCGCATTCCTTATGGGAAGACTGCGGATGTTAAGGTTCCTGCCGCCGTCGTAGATTATTCTGGTGCCCTCAAGATGACTCGCGGCGTTGCTCGCGGCATGGGGGCCGCTAAGAGGGGTGGCGACTATTCGGAGTGTTAACTTGTGGACATGTCTGAACTTTGGAATGTTGGACTAACCGCGGCGTTAGGCTTTGTTGTTTGGTGGGCTAAGTCCCAGCACGAGGAGCTTCGTCGTGTACAGATTCTTTTAAATCGAACTCGGGAAGACATAGCAAAAGAATATGTAACAAAGTCAGATAGTTCCGAGGTTCTTTCTCAGATTATGAACAAGTTTGACCGAATAGAGGAAAAAATAGACCGCTTGATGGAGAGGTAGATGATTGATCCCTTGACAGCGGTAGGTCTTGCGACAAGCGCGTTTAATATTCTCAAGCAGGGTATAAGTGCGGGCAAAGATATTCAAGAAATGAGCGGCACTCTCGCAAAGTGGGGGTCCGCTTTTTCTGATTTTCAATACGCGGAAGACAAGACAAAGAACCCTCCTTTTTACAAAATGATGTCTGACAATAGTGCCAGTGCTATTGAAATCTTCGCCCAGAAAAAGAAGATGGAGGCCATGCGAAAAGAAATAAAAGACCATATATCATGGACTTATGGGCCATCAGCTTGGGAAGAGGTTTTACAGATTGAGGGCGAGATGCGGCGCATACGCAAGGCCGAGGCTTACAAGAAACAAGAGATGATCGACAATGCGATTAATTTTGTTGTTGGCGCAGTTATCTTTATCATTGCTGGTTTGGGCGTAGTCACAGGCTTTTACTACTGGGGCCGATATCAAGGGAGATGGTGATGTGGTTCTTGGTTTGGTTTATGTTTACAAATAACAAGATTGAGTATTATCAGCTTGCTCAGTTGCCTACTGAACAAGAGTGCAAAGAGGCGCTAGCTGACGCTAAAGTGTTGATAACAAACAGTACTACGGTGGTATATTGTTTTGAGGTTATACCGGAATAAACGTGGAGATTACGTTGTGTATGACAAATACGGAAAAGTTGTTATAATCACCCACCACAAGCACCACGCGATTGCTTACGCTAGGAGTTTAGAAGATGGCCGCGAAGAAACTAGAAGATAAGTCGAAGTACGATGCTTACGATATGGATGGTGACGGTATTGTTTCTGATGCCGAGATGACGAAGGCTAAAGAAATCCGTGAGACTGAGGACGCACTGCGCAAACACTTGGCTCAACTGCGCATGGCTCGGTGGACTTTAATTGGTATGGGTGTCTTTACGGTCACAATGTTCTTTATACCTCTGGATCGTGTTACGGCACTGAGCGACATTTCTAACCTGTTCTACATTTCAGGCGCGGGTATTGTCGGTGCCTTTATGGGTGCAACGGCATGGATGGGGAGAAAGTAATGGGCATACTAAGCACACTGATAGGACCAGCGACAGAACTTGCTGGCAAGTTTATCCAAGACAAAGATAAAGCGGCACAGTTGGCGCACGATCTTAGCACTATGGCAGACAATCACGCTCAAGAGGCGATGCTTGCGCAGGTAGAGGTGAACAAAGCTGAAGCAGAATCTGGCTCGGTGTTTAAGGGCGGATGGAGACCATTCATCGGATGGGTTTGCGGGGCTGCGTTTGCGTACCACTTTGTCTTACAGCCGCTCATTCTTTTTGGGGTTACGGTTGCTGGCGTTCAGATACCGGAACTTCCTACGTTTGACATGACTAGCCTGATGACGGTTATGATGGGAATGCTCGGGCTTGGTGGTTTGAGAAGCTATGAGAAGAAACAAGGATTGACAAAATGACATACAAACTGGGAAACCGCAGCAACGAACGGCTTGAGGGCGTTGACGCTTCTCTGCAGGCCGTTGTACGCACGGCTATTGGAATTAGCGAACAAGACTTCAGTGTGATTTGCGGTCTTAGAACCCGCCAAGAGCAGGAAGCCCTGGTCGCGAAAGGTGCAAGCCAGACTATGAAGAGCAAGCATCTTGGAGGTTATGCCGTTGATTTAATGGCATATATTGATGGGGGCAGGTGGGAACTCAATCTCTATGATGAGATTGCCGACGCTATGAAAGCTGCCGCCAAGGATTGCGGCGTTAAGATTCGTTGGGGTGCGGCTTGGCATATCGACGACTTTGGGGCCTATGAAGGCACGGCGGAAGAGGCTATGAACGAGTATGTAGACTTACGTCGTTCGCAGGGCCGTCGTCCGTTTATCGATGCGCCTCACTTTGAGATAATGGAATAGGAGAGAGAAGATGGCAGCACCAAAGAAATCCCTTCGTCCAAGGGCCCGACCTAAAGATTTAAACAAGTCTATTTACGGGGTTGGAGAGGTTAGCACCAGCAGCCCTGATGGTATTTATGTGACGGAGCGTGACGAGGCCGATGCGGTTTCTCGCGGAAACAGAGAAGCCAAGCGTCGTACAGAAGACACTCAAAACTTCATGTTGGGCGGAGAAGTTCGCCCAGGGGATGTCCGTGACAACGGCAAACGAGGGAAGACGTACTGATGCCCACAATTATGATAAGCATCCTTCCGGATGGTATGCCTGTCGATACGATGGAAGAGACTGAACAGGGCAACTCTTGCCCTGTTCCTACTCAAGACGCTGACATAAACATGGAAAACCGTGACATAGCTGAGTATGAGTACAACTACCGAGAGCCGAATACTTCTGTAGCTTTTCGCAATGATGAAAGTTGTGGAACTTGCGGCATGTATAACCAGACAGAGGCTATGCAAGAGTGCATAGGCGACGAGTCTGGAGATACTGGGTATTGCCAATTGCTCAAATTCGTGTGTAGTAGTCAGAACACATGCGACGAGTGGGCAGAGGGTGGACCGATCACATCCGACCTACAAGGAGAATATAAGGATAACTTGTAATGGATGTTGTCGATTGGGCAAAGTACATGTATAAGAAACTTGAAGAGCAGGAGAAGATGATTTCTAATGCTCTTGCAAGCGGTGCTGTCAAAGACTGGGAGCAGTACAAAATGTCTGTGGGAGAGATACGGGGCCTCTCTTTCGCGCGAGAAGAAATCAAGGCCCTGCTGGAGAGAAACGTAGACGATGTCGAAGACCTTATATCTTCCTGAACACGTTGCGCAGAAAATTAACAAAGATAAGGATGAGGCGAAAGCTGAATCTGAGCCTTTGAAAAGCGCATATGTTGACGCTAAAGACCGGGTGTTGGACCCGGCCCTTTTAGACAAATCTCTACTTGAACGTCTCCCGCAGCCCACAGGCTGGCGGGTTTTGGTTATGCCCTATCAAGGGAAGGCCAAGACGGCGAGTGGTTTATACATCCCTGATGAAATCCGAGAGCGTGAATCTGTAGCTACAGTTGTGGCTTATGTCATGAAGCTCGGCCCATTGGCATACAAAGACGCTGATAAGTTTGGATCAGAGGGCGAGCCCTGGTGCAAAGAAGGTCAGTGGGTGTGCATTGGGCGTTACTCCGGTTCTCGATTTAAGATCGATGGAGGCGAAGTTCGCATCATCAATGACGATGAAGTTATCGCAACGCTCTTAGAGCCCGACGATATTAAGCATGTATAGGAGGTAGGTTATGTCTGAAGAGCAAGAACCAGAAATTATTGTAGAGACCGAAGAGGAAGCCCAGGTTGAGTCGCAAGAAGCTCCTGAAAAAGTCACAGAACCCTCTCAGGAATCTAGTTCAGAGTCCGAACTGGACTCGTATAGTAAGGGTGTCCAGACTAGAATAAAAAAACTTACGGAGAAATATCGTCAGGAAGAGCGGGACAAATCGGAAGCCGTTCGACTGTCTCAGCAGTTAATTGAGGAAAACAAGAAGCTGAAGACTCGTGTTCAGTCCCTGGACTCAGGTTATTTGAACGAGTACGGAAACCGATTGGAATCTCAGACTCTATCTGCAAAGCAGCTATACAAAGAGGCTCATGAGTCCGGCGATGCGGATAAGATGTTGGAAGCTCAAGAGTTGCTTTCAAATATCGCTGTAGAAAAGCAGCGATATACCTCGGCTAAAGCAAAAGCGGAGCAACAAGCTAAGTTGCAGGTTCAGCGTCAACAGGCCCAACCGCAACAGGCCCAACCACAACAAGCTCAACCGCAACAGGCCCAACCACAACAGGCTCCTCCAGACCCTAAAGCACAGGCTTGGGCGGAAAAAAATGCATGGTTTGGTGATGATCGTGTTATGACAATGGCTGCTTTTGCAATCAACCAACAACTTATCGACGAAGAGGGGTTTGACCCGCAGAGCGATGAGTATTATACTGCAATCGATAGTCGTATTCGTAGTGAGTTTCCTCACAAGTTCGAATCGCCTAAGAAATCGGGTGGAGGAAGCCAGGTCGCTTCTGCAGGTAACTCCGCATCCCGCAGCACGAAACAGGGGCGCAGGTCGGTCAAGCTGACGCATTCACAAGTAGCGATTGCTAAGAAGCTCGGCGTACCTCTTGAAGAATACGCCAAGTATGTGAAGGATTGATAACATGGCTGATACTCGAACACCGCGCAAAAGCGCAACACGCGATACAGAAACGCGCAGAAAACCATGGGCACCGCCCAGTCACCTGTCTGCACCACCCGCACCTGATGGGTTTGTGCATCGATGGATACGAGTCTCGATGCGAGGCGAAGAGGACAAAATGAATGTCAACTCTAAGCTCCGTGAAGGATGGGAACCTGTCCGGAAGGACGAGTATCCAGAATATGAAGCCCCAACTATCGACGGCGGTCGGTACGAAGGTATCATAGGACAAGGCGGACTGATGCTGTGCCGTATACCTGAAGAAACAGTAGCAGAACGAACTGCATATTACGGGGGCAGAACCCGCGAACAGATGACTGCTGTAGA